TGTCACCTTTAGCTGAAATAATGATTCATAATGTATCTACTTCAACAAGAGGGGATTATAGAGATATGGAGCATAGCGTAGAAGTTTTAAAGAAAGCTAATAAGACGGTTGCTAATGCCTATATTTTGAAAACAGGAATGACAGAAGAAGAAGCATATAATCTTATGGATAAAGAAACATGGTTAACTGCTGATGAAGCTTTAGAATTAGGGTTAATAGATGAAATAATGTATTCTGATGAAAAAGTAGATAAAAATTTACTTAATTCATTAAAAAATAATGCTATTACTTTTTGTAATAGTATAGGGAAATTAGATAATAAAGTATTAGAAAAGTTTAAGAATTATAATCCAGGAACTAATCATCCTATTCAAAAGAATAAGGGTGATTTTTTTATACAAGAAAAAATAAAAGCTCAACTAGAGTTAATAAAATTAAAAGGAAGTGTTAAATATGAATAAAGAAAAATATTTAGAATTAAGAAATGGACTTTACACAGAAGCAGAAAGTTTAATTAATGAAGGGAAATTAGAAGAAGGAAAAGCTAAAATGCAAGAGATAACAGAATTAGATAATAAGTTTGAAGAAGAAGCTACTCAAATGGCAAACTTGGCAGCATTGAGAGACAATTCAAAGGTTGCAGTTGCAGGAGGTTCTCCAGTAAATGCGAATGGTTCTTTAGGAATCTTAGGCAATGTGGAAAATGAAGATCTAACAAATACTATTGAGTACAGAAAAGCATTTATGAATTACGTTGTAAATGGTACTCCAATAGATAGTAAATTCACAAATTCAAATGAAAATACTAAAACTACAGATGTGGGGAAATTAATTCCAGAAACAGTATTATCAAAGATAATCGAAAAGATGGAAAGTACAGGAATGATACTTCCTTTAGTAACTAGAACATCATATAAGGGCGGAGTTGCTATTCCTACATCTACAGTTAAACCAGTTGCAACTTGGGTAGCAGAAGGTTCAGGAAGTGATAAGCAAAAGAAAACTATTGGATCTATTACTTTTGGAGCATATAAGTTAAGATGTGCTATTTCTAACAGCTTAGAAGTAGAAACAATGGCTTTACCAGTATTTGAAGTTGCGTTTATAAACAATGTTGTTGAGGCAATGACAAAGGCTTTAGAGCAAGCTATTATAAGCGGGACAGGAATAAATCAACCAAAAGGTATATTAAAAGAAACAGTTTCTGAAGGGCAAAATATTGATATTGCTAAAGCTGATAAGCCTGCATTAGAAAATTTAGAAAATGCAGAAGCAGCTTTACCTTTAGCTTATGAAACTGGGGCAGTATGGTTAATGACTAAAAAGACATTTATGGCTTATGCTTCATTAAAAGATAGTGTTGGGCAACCAATCGGAAGAGTGAATTATGGAATATCAGGAAAGCAAGAAAGAATGCTTTTAGGAAGACCAGTTATTTGCAATGATTATATGAGTAATTATGTAGATGCTCCAGGTGAGGATACTATTGTAGCTGCTTTATTTAACATGGCTGATTATGTTCTAAACACTAATCTTAATATGACTATTAAGAGATACGAGGATAATGATACAGATGATATGGTTACAAAAGCAATTATGTTAGCAGATGGTAAGGTAGTAGATAAAGGTTCGTTAGTAACAATCACTAAGAAGAATGTATAATTGCATTCTTCTTTTCTTGAGGTGATAAAATGCTAGAAAAAGTTAAGCTGGTACTTAGAATTAAATCTAATAAATTAGATGGTGAAATAGCTGATTTAATTAAAGCTTGTAAAATAGATTTATCTATTGGTGGGGTTAGAAATATAAATGATGATGATCCAATTATTCAAAGGGCAATTATAGTTTACTGTAAAGCTAATTTTGGATTTGATAATAAGGATAGTGAGAAATATCAAAAATCATATGATTTGCTTAAGCAATCTTTAAGTTTGTGTGGTGATTATAATGTGGCAAAGTGAAGTGACACTAATATCAGAGGAATATGAGTTTGATGAGATAGGAAATCAGATTCCAATACCTATTGAAGAAGAAGTATTTTGCAATGTTAAATCAATTTCTAGAAGTGAATTTTACAACGCAGCAACTACAGGACTTAAGCCATCCCTAGTATTTAAAGTAAGAATAGTCGATTATAATGATCAAGAAAAAGTTAAATTTGAAGATAATGAGTATAAAATAATACGAACATACATCGTTGACACAGAAAATATTGAATTAACATGTGAGAAGGTGTTAGGAAATGCCTAAAACTAATGTAAAAGGATTATCGGAGGAAGTTGTTAAAGCTTTAGCAGAATACAAAGATGAAATTGTTAAAGGAATTGAAAAGGAAAAAGAAATTGTATCAAAAAAAGCAGTTAAAAGATTAAAAGAAACAAGTCCTGAGGGGAATACAAAGAGATATAAAAAAGGTTGGAGAGTATCAGATATAAATGGTAAAAAGATAGTTCATAACAAAACTGATTATCAATTAACTCATTTATTAGAGTATGGACATGCAAAGGTTAATGGTGGAAGAGTAGCTGCTAAACCACATATAAGGCCAGTTGAAGAGCAGGTAATAAAAGATTTTACAGAAGGTGTAGAGAAGGTGATAAAAAGATGACATTACAAGATTTAAATGAAGTTTTAAAAGGAACAGGATATCCGGTTGCTTACTCACACTTTACTTCAAATCCAAAGAATCCATTACCTTCTCCACCATATATAACTTATCTTTGTCCATATAGCTCGAATTTTATGGCAGATAATAAGGTTTATAAGAGGGTAGATAATGTACAAATAGAGTTATACACAGTAAAAAAAGACTTGGAAGCTGAAAAGAAGTTAGAAGATATATTAGATAAAAATGATATAGCTTATGAAGCTACCGAAGAATGGATAGAATCAGAAAAATTATTTCAAAAAATATATGAAGTGAGGTTGATATAATGGATAACAAAGTTACATTTGGTCTTAAGAACACCCATTATTCTGTTATTACAGAAAGTGAAGATGGGATAAAATATGGAACTCCTACACCGATACCAGGATCTGTTGAAATAAGTTTAGAGCCTAGAGGTGATATGAGCGAATTTTATGCTGATGATATTTTGTACTATTCTGCGGGAAATAATCAGGGGTATGATGGTACATTAACTATTGCAAATATTCCTGAAAAGTTTGCAGTAGAGTGTTTGGGAGAAGTACTAGATGAAGAAGATAAAGTTGTAACAGAAAAGTCAAATAGCGTGGGGAAAAAGTTCGCTTTAATGTTTGAGTTTGATGGTGATGTTAAAGCTATTAGACATGTACTGTATTGTTGTAGTGCTAATAGACCAACAATATCATCTTCAACTCAAACAAATGCAAAAGAGCCTAATACAAATGAGTTAGCATTTGTATCTAGTCCAAGAGCTACAGATTTACGTGTTAAATCTAGGACATCAACATCAACACCAAAATCAATATATGATAATTGGTATAAAAAAGTATATGAGAAAGCAGATACTCCATTAACAGTAACAGTTTCTCCAGCAGATGAAGCTTCTAATGTTGAGGTGAACTCTAAGATTATTTGGACTTTTAATAAAGAATTAGAGCAAACTAATGCAGAAGCTTCAAACTTTGTTATTATGAAATCTTCAGGTGAAGAAGTTCCGGGGAGTTTCAAATTAGAAGAAAATAAAAAGACAGTTACATTTACACCTAGTTCAAATTTATCTAATAGTACAGTTTATATAGCAACAGCACTTAAAACAATTAGAGCTATAGATGGAAGTGCATTGCAGGCTAATAAAATTATTAATTTTACAACTAAAGCATAGGAGGAGTTATGTGTGGAAAAAACTATTGAAATTGATAATAAGAAAGTAAGTTTTAAATCAACTGCAGCAACGCCACTAAGATATAAAGCTCAATTCGGTAAAGATTTCTTTGTGGATATAATGAAATTAAGTAGTTTAGATGGTTTTAATCCTAAAAAGATAGATTTGAAAAAGATAGATAAGCTTGACTTTGAAGTGTTTTATAACATAATTTGGGTTCTTGCTAAAACGGCAAATAAGAAAATTCCAGATCCTATTACATGGCTTGATGAATTTGAAGAATTTCCTTTGTTTGATATAATTCCTGAATTACAAGATTTGATTTTATCAAGTATGCAAACTAAAAAAAAATAGAAAATGAAGAAGGAAATAGTGAGGTTATGTCAACTGAACTATTCCTTTTTTTATGTAAAAAAGTAGATTTAGATAAAAGTGATATGGAAGATATGACTATAGGGATGTGTATTGATTACATGGAAGAGGTAGTTAGTAATAATTCTCCAGATAAGAAGAAGTGTAGAAAAGCAACACAAGCTGATTTTGATTCCTTCTAGGAGGTGAGAAGGTGGCAGGAAAGAGCAGAATAAAAGGTATAACTATTGAGCTTGATGGTGAAGTAACTGGATTAGAGAAAGCTATGAAGGATGTTACATCTAAGTCCATTGACTTACAAGGTGAGTTAAGAGACGTAGAAAGGCTATTAAAATTTGATCCAGGGAATGTTGAAGCATTAGCACAAAAGCAAGAGATTTTAACAAAGCAAATAGAAAATACCACAGAAAAATTAAATAGGCTAAAATCTGCTGAAGAAGAGGTAGAAAGGCAATTTCAAAGTGGAGATATTGGAGAGAAACAATACAGGGCATTTAGAAGAGAAGTTGAATTTACAGAAAAGTCTATAAAGGACTTAAAAAGTAAGATATCTCAACTTGATGGAGCTGAAGTAAAGCAATTAAAAAGTGACTTTAATAAAGTTGAAGAAAGTTCAGAAGAAGCAAGTGATAGCGTAAAAGATTTAGGAAATGAGCTAGTTAATTTAGCAGCAGGGGCAGGGGCTGTAGCAGGATTAGGTGAGCTAATAGAGAAGTCCTTAGATGTTTCATCTTTAAACACTAAAATAGATATATCCTTTGATGTTCCAGAGGAATCTATTGGTAGTGTTAAAGAGGCAACAAATGCAGTTATAGCTTATGGAATAGATGCAGAGGAAGCATTAGAAGGAGTTAGAAAGCAATGGGCTCTTAATAAAGGATATAGTGATGAAGAAAAAATAAGTATGACTAAGTATGCTGCTGCAATTTCTAAAGCTTATGATGGGATAGATTTTAATGAGCTGATTCAAGAAAGTTATGAGCTGGCTAGTTCATTAGAATTAGACAATGATGAAGCATTAGGCTTGATAAATAGTTTACTAAAGGTAGGTTTTCCACCAGATCAATTAGATATAATAACAGAATACGGAAGTCAACTAAGTAGAGCGGGATATAGTGCTGAAGAAATACAAGCTATAATGAAGGCTGGAGTAGATACAGGAAGTTGGAATATAGATAATCTGTTAGATGGCCTGAAAGAAGGTAGAATTGTATTAAGTGAATTTGGACAAGGGATAGATGAAGAAACTGCTAAATTATTTAATAAGATAGGCATATCATCAAAACAAGTCCAAAAATGGGGACAAGATGTTGCAGCAGGTGGGAAAAGTGGTAAAGATGCTATGGTTGAAGTGGCAAAAGCTATTTCTGCTATAGATGATAGTACCCTTCAAAATCAAATTGGAGTTAAGGTTTACGGAACACTATGGGAAGAGCAAGGAAATGCAATAACTAACACTATAATTCGTGCTAATGAAGAAGTTATGTCACTTGAAGAAAATCAAGAAGGCTTAAACGAAGCAGTTAGTGCTATGGATTCAGATCCAGCTATAAAGATGGAAAAGGCAATGACAGATTTAAAAAGTGCATTGCAACCGATTTTAAGTGTTATAGCTGAAGTTGTTGGGAAAATTGCTGAATGGATTTCTAACAATCCAACATTGGCTGCAACAATAATGGCAATAGTAACAGTTATAGGTATATTGATGGGGATATTCATGGCCTTATCTCCAATAATAACAGCTATTACGGCGTTAGCCGGGACTTTAAGTATTGGTATAGGAGCAATAGCTTATCCAGTCTTAATAGTAATAGGAGTTATAACTGCTTTAATAGCAATAGGTGTAGCTTTATATAAAAACTGGGATGAGATAAAGACAAAGTGCTCTGAAATATGGACATCAATAAAAGATTTCTTTTCTAACATTGTAGATAGAATCAAAACTTCTGTAGTAGAAAAGTTTAATAACATTAAAGAATCTATTTCGAATAAAATGCACGAAGTTAAAACTTCTATTTCTGATATATGGAATAAAGTGATGGACTTTTTTAAAGATATAGATTTATTTGAAATAGGGGCAAATATTATACAAGGTCTTATCAATGGAGTAAAGAGTATGGCAAGCAGTATAGTTAATAGTGTAAAAGGTGTTGTAGATGGAGCTATTGAAGGAGCAAAGAATTTATTAGGAATACACTCACCATCTAGAGTATTTATGGAGTTTGGAGAATATACTGGTGAAGGCTTTATTAATGGCATTAATGAAATGAAAAATGCGGTTGCTAAGGCAGGGCAAGATATGGCAGATGCATCTATACCAAATATAAAGCAACCTAAATTTAAATCATTAGAAGGCAAGAGTGAAGAAGTTGGAGATATAATTTTATATGTAACCAATAATACTAATTTAGATAGTAAGTTAATAGCGACGAAAACTACCCCAAAAGTAATTAGGAATGTTACTAGAAGTACAACAAATTATAAAAGAGGTTTAGGAGGTGTACAGAATGGTTAAATACTTTATATTATTCAATGGCAGAACCAATTTAGATGTGAATTTAAAAGTAGAAAGCAGACCTTCTAAGCCTTCTCCCCAAAAAAGATATGAAGAAGTAGAAGCGCCAAAACGAGATGGACTGTTATATAGAGATAAAGGATATGGAGATATAGAAATTTCAATATCCTTTAATTTTATATCAAAAACACCAGATAAATGGGATAAAGATTTTAGAAGAATAAAAAAATGGCTATTAGAAAATAAGGATAATACATTAAAATTTAGTGATGATTTAGAGGTATTTTATAAAGTAAATAAAGTTACTATTGAAACTCCTGAAAGGATATTAAGAAGATGTGGTAAATTTAATGTCACATTTACTTGTGATCCATATACGTATTATACAAATGGTAAAGAGGAAGTAAGTTTAGGTACCAAAATATATAATTTTGATTTAATATCTAGACCAATTTACAGAATAGTTGGTGAAGGATTATTAACTTTAAATATTAATGGGAAAAGTATTAAAGCAAATGTAGGACAAGAATTAATAATAGATACTGATAAGGGGTTATGTTATAGAGATGGCATAATAAATAATGTTGCTTTAAAAGGAAATTATCAGGATATGTATCTATTAGAAGGAGAGAATACATTTAGTTGGAATAATGATTTCGATATTTATATAATACCGAATTGGAGGTGTTTATAGTGATTGAAATATATCTTAAAACTAATACAAATTTTGAAATGAATGGGAATATTACATTAACACCTATAAGTTGTACTTATAAAGCAAGTGAACATTTAGTTACTTTAGAACATCCAATAGATGATATTGGAAGATGGAAGTATATAGACTATGAAAATGTAATATCAGTTGAAGCTGGTGGAAAGAAAAAACTTTATAGAATTTTTAATGTAGTAAAGTCTTTGTATAGCATAACAGCTTATGCAAGGCCTTTATTTTTTGATTTAATAGATAATGTTTTGTTAGATGTTAGACCAACTCTAAAGAATGGAGAGGAAGCATTAAATATAATTCTAGAAGGTACTGGATTTACTGGTCATAGTAATATTTCTATTGTTAATACATCTTATTATGTAAGAAAAAACATAGTAGAAGCTATTTTAGGAAATGATGAAAATTCATTTTTAAATAGATGGGGTGGAGAGGTTCTTTTAGATAACTTTGATATTTATATTAATGATAAAATTGGTTCTGATAATGGAGTAAGAGTTGAATTAGGTTACAACTTAAATGAAATAGAAGAAGATATAAATATAGAAGAAGTTGCTACAAGAATAATTCCAACTGGTTATAATGGAATAATGCTTGATGGTAGTACTCCATGGATAGATAGTCCACTTATAAAGAAATATACAAAGCCTAAGATGAGAGTTATAAATTTTGATGACGTTAAGGTTAAAGAGTCTGAAGCAGATGAAGAGGGATTTAACACTATAGAGGAAGCAAGGCAAGAGTTAGTAAAGAGATGTAATAAACTTTATGAGGAAGGTATAGACAAGCCAAGTGTTAATTATAAAATAGATATGATTAATCTGGCCAATACCACAGCATATAAAGATTATATTAAGTTAGTAACTGTTAATGAAGGTGATACAGTAACGTGTTATATTCCAGGATTAGATATAGATGTTAAAGCAAGAGTTATAGATTATGAAAAAGACATTATGACAGGAGAATATATATCTTTAGAGTTAGGAAATGCTATTTCTAACTTTTTTAAAGAACAAGCAGATGTACAAAGTAAAATTAATAATATATTAAATTCTAATGGAACAGTAAAAGGAAATGAAATACAAGGATTTTTAGATGCTACTAAAGCTAAGTTGGTAGCACAAAAGGAAATAGGACAATTACAAGATGTAAGAGCGTTCATCTGGCAAGACCTAGATCCAAATTCTCCTTCATATGGTTGTATGATTGGAGGAAGTGCTGGAATACAAATTAGTCAACAAAGAACCCCAGACGGAAAGGATTGGGATTTTACTACTGCTATAACAGCAGAAGGACTAATAGCAGACAAGATTGTAGGAAGATTATTTTCTTCTAAAAATGGAATGACAAAAATATGGATGGAAACTGGCACATTTGAAAGTGAACTACCTGATGGTAGTAAAATAGTTATAAGTCCAGAGAAAGGATTTTATAATAAGTTTGGAGATAGTGAAAGGGAATATTATCATTTGAATTACTATGATTTAAGGAATATAGAAGTAAGCAATACTGGTACTTGGAGTTTAGATATTACTTTACCGAATGAATTTAAAGGTAAAAAGTTTATAGCAGATTGTAATTATAAGGAAATTCTTTCATCATATCCTTTAACTATATTCGGAAACCAAAGAATTTATCAAGAGGTGGATTATGAAAAAGGATTAATACGGTTAAGTGGTACTATAATTTCGCAAGCAATTGAATTTTATAATGTAGATAATAAAACTTATTTAATGTCATACAAAGGAAACAAGAAGATTACTGCTAAAATATCTATTAATGTAATAGCTTAGAGGGGGGTGATATACTATGAAATTTCTAAGAAAAATTAATTTAGAGATTAATAAAGATCTGTATAATCCAATACAGGTTAAACAAAATGATACAGCAAGGTACTTATTATTTAATTTGTTAGATAATGGAGTACCTTTTTCATTGGAAAATAAAACTGTAAGAGTATATGGACTTAAACCAGATGGAACAAAAGTATTTAATAACTTAACTATAATAAATGCTGCTAGAGGACTTGCAGAATTACAGCTCACTACACAAATGTTAGTTAAGCCAGGATGTCTAAAGCTAGAATTAGTTATATATGAGGCTACTGATATATTATCTACAACAAAATTTGATATAGATGTAATAGCTTCCTTAAGAGATGATGCGGCTATAGAAAGTACAAATGAATTTTCTGCTTTGACATTAGGCTTAAGCAAACTTGATGAGTGGGACAAGTATTTTAAAGAAACTAGTGGAGCAATAGAAGAAAAATACACAGAAAGATTAAGTGGACTTGCGACGTCCTTGGAAGAAAGTAAGATTAAAATAAGTAATAAAGTAGATAAAATACAAGGTAAAGGATTATCCACACATGATTATAACGATGAGGAACAGGCTAAAGTTTCCACTATACAAAACAAAGCTACAAAAGAAGAATTAGCGGTTGAAAGAGGAAGAATAAACAGCATAATTGCTTTACCTGATGGTTCAACCACAAATGATGCAAGATTAGAAGATATTAAAATAGGTACAGATGGAACCGAATATGATAGTCCCGGAAATGCTGTGAGAAAACAATTTGAAATTTTAGAAGAATCTTATAATAGCATTGTAAGCGAAATGAATTTGTTTAATTGTAATGACCTTAGAATTAAAAAAGATAAATTTTTCACTGCATCAGGAGTTATATCAGATGGACAAGGGTATAATATTTCTCATCCAATCGAGGTTAAAAAGGGGAAAATATATAAATGGTTATTTGATTCACAGTGGTTAGGTAGTAATACTTCTGTAGCGTGGAGTGATAAATTAAGTACAGGAATTACGAGTGTTGAAAAAATTATTCTTAACAATGGGTTTGCTATATTTACAGCTAATAAAAACGGATATATATTAATAAACTTAGGAAAAATATTAATGTCAAATTTTATAATGTGTGATATAAATTTGTATCCTAATAATGGAGTAGTCCCATCATTTTCAAAGAAGTTTAATAATAACATTGGATTAAATGATACACAAATTGGTCAAATAGCAAAAATATTTAGTAATCCACTATATGGGAAAAAACTTTGCTGTGAAGGTGATTCTATCATGTATGGAGCGGGCTATGTTGGAGGATTTGCTAAAATTATTGCAGACAGAAATAATATGACTTTACAGAATAACGCTATAAGTGGAGGAACTATTAAAAGTAACACATTCTATAGTGATGGTAAACCAAGGCATTATATAAGTACAAGCATGGAAAACCTTGATGAAGATGGGGATTATTATATATTTGATGGCTTTGTAAATGATGGATTTGATATAAGTAAAGATGGAGTAATATCGGACGGATATGACAGTGTACTTGACACAACTTTATTCTATCCTGCCTTTGAACAATGCTGTAAAACACTCGTTGAAAAATACAAAGGTAAAAAATATGGTTATGTATTTGTCCATAGACTTTGGAAGCATACGGATAGTTCAGTTAAAAATAGGATTAACAGTATGATAACTATACTTGAAAAATGGGGAATACCATATATAAATTTAATGAATGATATACCTTCTTTAAATCTTATTACAGATTTAAAAACAACTTATACAAAAGATAGTGATGGTTGGCATCCAAACGAAGAAGGTTATAAGAAATATTATTGTGATAAAATCGAAGCATGGATGAAAACTTTATAATTGCACAGTAGACCGAAAGGACGACATAACTAAATAAAAGATTTAAGAGAGATTAGAAGAAATTCTAGTCTCTTTTTTATACAAAAAATTAAAATTCAAAAGTGGGGTGCAAAATGAATGACATAACAGGTTTATTTAATACATTTGTATTTCCAGTAGCTTTATGTATAGTACTTATTTGGTTTCTTTATAAAAAGATATGGCCAAGAATAGAGCTTACTTTAGATAGAGTTACAAAAACCAATGAAGAGCTTTCAGAGAGTAATAGAATTTTATCTCAAAGTATGGATGAAAAAATGTCAGCTTTAAATAAGAAAGTTGATAAAATAATTGATTTAAGAGGAGAGATGTAAAAATGGAAAACTTATTAAACTTTATACCAGAACAATTATTAATTCTTATTGCTGCTACTTATGTATTAGGTGTATTTCTTAAAAAGCTAGAAAGTGTTAAGGACAAGTATATAACAATTATCCTTATGGTCTTTACTATAGCTTTTAGCATGGTCTTAAGCGGATTATCTGCTACAGCATTTTTACAAGGTATATTATGCTGGGGAGTTAGTGTAGGGATTAATCAAACTGCAAAACAATTAACTAAACAAGAGTAGTCAAATAGGCTACTCTTTTATTTTTAAATTTTAGGAGGAATGTAAAATGAATAGAATAGATTGTTACGTGGCGTATTTAAATAGAAAGAATGTAGAATTACCAGCACCTTGTAGTTCTTTAGAAAAAGAATTATACGATTTATGCACTAATAATAACATAGGAGTATCTTGGTATAATGGAACAGCAATTACAGGCAATAGCACAGAACCAACTACTTATGAAACAGGAATAGAATCAGCATTAATAAATGATAGATATATGAATACAGAAACAGGGAATGTATTTATCTGTACAGAAGGTGGAAATGCAAGTACAGCTAAATGGAAGTATGTACAGTCTCTTAAAGGTCCAGCAGGGCCAAAAGGTGAACCGGGTACACCTGGAGAGAAAGGGGAAAAGGGAGATCCAGGTCAGAAAGGTGCAGATGCCGTAATTAATAAATTAAATAAAGTAGATGCATTAACTGCTGATTCTGCAACTACACAGCAAATAGCAACTGCATTTAATAATTTAATTGCAGATCTAAAAGCAAAAGGGTATATGAATCAAGGGTAGTCAAATAGGCTACTCTTTTACTTTACCTATTATAAGGAGGAAAAAGATGCTTACAATAAATAAAGAATTTTTGAAGTCACATAAGTGTTATAAAGGAAAAAATAATCCTAAATATATAGTTAATCATGAAACAGATAACTATAGTGAAGGAGCAGGAGCAAGAAATCATGCTAAAGCTCAATTTAATGGGAATTTAGGAGATGCTTCTGTTCATTTTTATGTAGATGAGAAAGAAATCTATCAATGTTTAGAGTTAAGTGATGGTCCATGGTCAGTAGGAGATGCGAATTATGGAGTAATTACAAATTGGAATAATATTAGCATAGAAATATGTGTTAATCCTGATTCTGATTATAATACAGCTAGAAAGAATGCAGCTGAATTAAATAAGTATCTATTAGAACAATATGGATGGGGAATGGACAGGGTAAAAAGGCATTATGATGCTACTTATAAGACATGCCCTAGAAAGATGATTCAAAATCCTAACCTATGGAAAGAATTTGTTCAATGGATATCTACTGGTGATACTTCTATAGAAGTAGATCACAACAAACCTATTTATGTTGCAACTATAGAACAATCTAAAAACTTTATAGGAAATAGAGCAAAGGAAGTACAAGCCAAACTTATAAGCTTAGGATATGACCTAGGAAGCTGGGGGGCTAATGGTATATGGGGAGAGTATAGTTATAATGCTCTACTTAAATTCCAAAAAGATAATGGATTAAATCCAGATGGATATTGTGGTCCTGCAACAACAGCCAAGCTAAATGAATTATATGAAAATAAGGGGGTATCAAGATTGTTAAAGGTAATGAAGAATAAGGTTGTTAAATTAGGTAGTGAAGGAAATCACGTTAAAATGCTTCAAGCTAGCTTAACAATGCTAGGTTACAATGTAAATGGAATAGATGGTCATTGTGGTAATGGATGTGTAGCTGCTATCAAAGCATATCAAAGAGATAATGGATTAAATGTGGATGGTTCTTGTGGCCCAGCAACTTGGACTAGTATTTTAACTAAATAATTGGTTATAATATATAATAGTTCTGTACTATACTTATAATAGAAAGCCAGTAGACAGGGATAAAACCTTGTTTGCTGGCTTTTTTTATTTTTCAATAAATTCTATCTTAAGTTCATATCCTAATATTTCAGCAAAACTTTTCAATTCAGAAATACGAAAGTCATTTCTTTTAAATTTAGCACTTAGATTTGGTTGGCTTGTATTTAGTAGAGAAGACAACTCAGTCATAGTAATATCTTTTTCT